CTGTAGTATTACACATAAGAACAATGTCTGCTCTGGTGATGAGGGGTCTGGCCTGAACTCATCCGTGATTACATTTATGTTAGTCTGTCTCATATTGATTGTCAAGCCATTCTTCTGGGATACCATCAGATAGTTTGCACCACCTGAATCCGTAACGCTCACACCACTCAGCGTAGGTCATACGTCCTCCCTTCTGTAGTTTATTATTAGGTGCTTGGAATACAAATCGTATGTCATGTTCGGGATGCTGCTTCTTAATAAACAAATGTTTCTTTCTGTCCTCAAGCATAAATCGTCCTTTAACTTCTAACATAACACCATTGGGTAACACAAAGTCAGGGATATACTTTTTATCCTCACGCCATTCGTACTCTATTTTAAATGGCTCGTACTCAAACTTAATCTTAAATTTATGTAGTTGCTCTGAGGCTTGATATTCTGCTTCTGATTTGTATTGGTGTTTCTTTTTTCTTGTCATTATGAAATAGGTATCTCCTCTACATCTGGTGTCTTTGAAACCTGTGTAAGGTAACGCACACCATTGGAATACTTGAATGCTCGTAGGTTATCCCAGCACTTAGTCTTGTAGCCGCAGAACACACACCCAATAGCCAGCTTACGATTGCCAGACTTGCCATCAGGTACGTCATTGTAACAACGTGGTGGTGGTGTGGTGGTATCTACAATACCCTTTAGATAATTGACACGAGCATTCGCATCTATCATCTCTAACTCATGCACCTTAGTAACAGCAAGCTCACCACTGTTCTTATCAATAGCAAAGAATGCCGCCTCTGTGTCACCACGCTTCGTAGCGTAGGCACTTATCTGTGAGATGTAACCAAAGGGGTCATCATCTGTTAGCCTGTTCTCTTTAAACTTTTTAAACGCAAAGGAAGAAGCTGACTTGATGTCAGTAAGGACACCATCAATGATACAGTCCTGATGTCCTAACACACCCTCGACTGTTACTTCGTCCTGCTCTCCTTCAACTGTATGTCCAGCACTCTTGGTTAAAAGAATTAGGACAGCCTCTAACAGATGACCCATAAGGAACTTAATCCGAGTCTGTCCGTCAATAGACTGCCCTTCGACACCCTTTACTCCAAACCATATTTGACGGTCTGGCTTACCGATTTGAGAGAGACGTAAGTTCGTCTTGCCTTCACGTTCCCCCTCTTGGAGTATGATGGACGCAGCCTCACGCACTTGAGATGCAAAGTCATCAAGAAACTTTTGCATATCTTTCTTGTCTGTATCCACCCCTTCTTCTAGCATAGCGTAGATGTCAGGTATTAGTGTGTCTATATTCTTTGTCATTTTATATTTTCCCAAAAAGCATACACTATAACAGCGATGCAAATACCAAGCATACTATATGTATATATATCCATTATTGTTATCTCACAAAATAACTATGTATAAATTTAATTATTTTTTCTTGCCAGTATTTTAACCACTCTGCACGAGGGAAGCCGTAGCCTATCATAAAGGAAAGAACAGACACTGCTACTATGTCAGCAAGCCCAGAATTGTAAATTGACATTTAAATAATCTCCTATAAAGGTGATAGCGTCCCCGTCCTCGTAGCTATCCCAAGAGCCAATAACTCATGCTCTCACCCGTTTGACTAGCCTATTGCTTAGAAGGGTACTTCTTCGCTAGGCATTCCATTGTTAGATGCTGGTGCAGCTTCGGTAAAGCCACCCTCAACTACATCTAAGTCTTCGCCATAGGACACAAGGTCAACGACTTGGACTTTCTTGAGGATACCAGAGACACCAGACTTACCATTCATCTCCCAGTTGAAAGGAGTGTACAGTACGTTCACTGTGCTACCATTACCAATGAGTTTCTTGGTAGGATTCTTCTGTGCATCCACTACTGTAGGTGCTTCGTTCTCTGTACCATCACGGCGTTTGACACGCTGACGAATGTGTACAAAATCACCACGCTCGTCGCCTTTGTTTTTGATAGCCAACCCGTCGGCTTGGATAGCCTCACGATTGTTGTCATCAACAAGGATGTCAATGCCCCACTCTGGCTCGAATGTTGTGTTTGGTTGTTGGACGCTTGCCCAGTATGCTTTACCTGTAATAACTGTCATTTCGTTTTATCTCCGTATAATTTTCGGTGTCGGTAGCACCATTGCCAGCCGACTACTATATAGTAACTCAACTCGAATCATAAGTCAAGAACTTTTTTTAGTGTGTCTCTGCCCAAGACTTTCCAAGTTTGTATTCACTGTCAAGTGGGCATCGAACTTTTAGTGATTGTTCCGTAAGCTTCATTGCTGTAGCTGTAACACCACCAAGTTCTTCTGCATGTTCTTTATGCACCTCGAACTGGTACTCATCGTGTATACTTGCTACAAGTTTGTAATCAAGCTTACGCTTTGTGGCTTCAATCGTAATAAACTTCAGCCATTCTTTACACACAATAGCACCTGCACCTTGCAGTAACAGGTTCATTGCGGCGTGGGCTTGGCGAACACGTAGTATGCGTCCATCAAGTCCCAGTATATACCCTCGTGAAGCAAGCTTGTCAACCTTGTGACGTAGCGTCTTCAACGCTGGCATATTATTTAGGAAGTTGTCAATCAGCTTCTGCCCATCTCTGGCTGTGCCGTTAACAATCTGTCCAATCTTTGCAGCACCAGCCCCATAGATGAATGCGTAGATGAATGTCTTTGCATTGTCTCTTGTAGGCAGTCCTGCCGCACGTTGGTTGGCGGTGTGAACATCACCCTCAACAACCTCTCGTGTGAAGTCTCTATCATTTAGATAGTGAGCAAGCATTCGTAACTCTAGTGAGCTTGCGTCGCTACCAAGAAGAATATAATTATCAGAGCTAGTAGTCCATACATCTCTGCACTCCTTTCCATAGGGCGAATACACAGCAGGTATCTGTGCCATATTGGGTGATGTGTGTGCCATTCGTCCTGATATTGTTCTAAGTGTTAGCACCTTGCCGTGAACCTTGCCATCATCATCGACATGCTCAAGCCACGACTTAATCTGTGATGCACGTTTCTCAAGCATAAGGTATCGTGCAATCAGTTTAGCTTCGGGTATGTCAAGTTTCTCTAACACTTCCTCTGCTACAATAGGTTGCCCCTTCTCTGTGTGCTTCTGTGGTTGCCAACCTAAGTCCATAAGACGTTCTGCTATCTGCTTACGTGACGCAGGATTGAACACAGTAACCTTGTCCTTGAGTCTGTTACCTGTCTTTTCAGAGTAGCGTTGCTCTACGATAGGCTTGAACACATCCTGTAGCTGTTGTTTAATCTGCTCTGATTCGTCTGTCAGTTTAGCAAGTAACTGCATAGCCTTTGGTTCGTCAAGGGCAAAGCCGTTCTCTTCCTGCCTGTCTATGATAGCACGTATCTGATGCTCAAGCTTGATGCTACGTGGACTAAACTTCTTTAGTTCAGGTACTAGTGTAGTGTACACCTTTGCTGTCAACTCCACATCACGGATACAATACTTCAACATCTCGTCACTGTATCTTGAGAAGTCCTCGAACTCAATCTTAGCGAAGCCAAGCTTCTCACCCCAAGCTGCAAGTGAGTGACCACCTTCACGCATCGGGTCTGCAAGTTGTGATAGCAATAATGTATCACGTATCTTAGACAGTGGGATGTTACAACCTAGTAATCTTTTAAGAACAGGAGCATCAAAAGACACGCCATTATGCATGACCAGAATGTCGGACTGTTCCAACAACGGCTTGCAGTGTTCCATATTCTTTTGTGTAAAGGTATATATGCGGTCATCATCTAAGTCCTTTGCTACGATACAAAAGATTTCTTTTGCATCTAAACTGTCTGTCTCAATATCAACTACTAGTCGTTTCAAAATAAATCAACTCCGCTTTCTCGTAAGGTATGTGGAAGAAGTGTTCGCCCTTAATAATGTTACGCCCCTTGGCTTCCTTTACTTCTGACTCTGCAACTACGTTGTCCTTGATACGCCACGCTGCCTTGCGGTCAGAGCGTAGGATGTAGAAGTTAAAGAAGCCATCAGCATCTGCAACCTTGTTAATCAGTTTGTGTTTGCGGTATGGAATACGTATCTCTTTCCAATCAGGATTCCAATCACCCTTCCATCCATACTTTATTTCAACCTCACTGAAGTATTTATTATCGTTC